AGTTCAAGTCCATACCTTTACCAGTGATAGCACCAATATCAGCAGCTTGAATTAATAAACCTGAAGAGATTGCTTCAGGTTTAATAGCTTCATTTACCATACGCATTCCACCCATACCTGTTTGAACTACTAGAGAACGCTTAGGATCTGGACCTTGGAATTCAACCTTACCATTAAAGAAGTTATAAATTTCTCCACGGAACAAGTCAAGTGTAAAGTTATTTTTGTTGTATACTCTTTTGAAAGAGTTATCCAACTGCTTCCATAAACCTACAGACAACCTTACATCATCTGGACCATCTTGACGAACTCTACCACCATGACCCCACATTAAGTAAGTCTCAATGTCAGTTGCTACCTTAGAAAGGTGAGCAGCTTCCATATTAGTTAAGAAAGTTCTAGAAAGATCTCCATTATCAAATGCTTTTTTTACTTTGTCTTTACCCATAACCTTAACCATGTCTTCCAAAGAAGCAATAGAAGGATCTATGTTTTTATCAAATGTTCTCCAGATTTCAGTTACAGGAACTGTACCATCTGCATTCATTCCACCTTTGATCATTAAGTCTGCTCTTGAAGATACAGAATAGTGAACGTGAGCTTCTGCTCCACCTACAAAGTTGTAGAATTCACGGAAACCTGTGTTAGTAATAATGTCAGAGAATCTCTCACCATATTCACCACGGGCAGAACCCTTACGGAATACTTTAGTACCATTAGCTAAGTATCTATTTTCTAAAAACTTATAGTTGTCATTATTAACAAGTTGTACTGTGTAGACAAAACCATCACCCATTGGAAGAATATCTTCTGCAGTGATGTACATCTCACAACCATTGTATTTGTCATATGTGATAATATCACCATGTCCAAATTCTCTTTTGTTAAGTTTAATTTTGAAAGTTGTACCATCAATGCCTTTAAAAGTATTACCTGATTCAATGTCTTCAATAACATATGGAAGGTCAACAGAAACCGGAGTTTGCCATTTGTACTCTCCACGAGCATTATCTACATTGATTACATTTTTACCACCAAAGCTTGACATTTGGTATAGAGGCATTTCAACTCTTTGAGCCATAGCCCAAAGGTCTACTGGACCTAAGTCCATTGGTTCTGCATCTTTTAGCATGTTCACCAAGTGGTAAGAATCCACATGGGAACTAGCTGCATAGGCTGTATCCCGAAGGAATATGCCGTTGTTCATTACTGGAGTTGCCATTTTTATATTTGTTTTATTTGTTACTTATTTAAAATTTTCTAAACATATTATTTTGTCTAGATATTGTTTTTTGTGGTTTAGATGTTTTTGTTTTATAATCATATTCTCTATCATCATTTACAGAAGAAGTTATTTTTCTGGATTGTTCAGTTTTTAATTGTCTTATAGTTTTTTCAGTTGCTTCTTTACTACCTTGATCTTTAATTTTAGATTTATATCCAGCTGGATCTGCAAGTAACCAAAGTGCTTCGGCAATTAGATCATGTCTTGGTTCTACAAATTGATACTTCTCTAATAAATGTCCAAGAAGATTTGTAGGCTTACCTGATATAGAAGGATAATTTGGTTGAACTAAACCTGAATATAACATGCTTTGCATTTTTTTATCTAATTTAATACCATCTATTTCTCCACCTATAAGTGTATTATAAACATTATCAGTGTAAGCTTTAGCTGCATATTGTTGCTGTTCTTTTTTATTTTCTTGTTCAGCTAATTGTCTTGCAACAATCTCATCTTGCATTCTATCAAGCTTTGGTTTAAATTGATTAGCTTTCTGTCCTAATTTATCTAAATCTCTCCAGTCATTAATTTCTTCTTCTATTTCTTCTGCAGTTCCAAATTGTGTTGTATGTAAATACTGTCTTGCAATTTCAGCTTGATCATATTCATCATTTGGATCTAATTGTCTCATTTCTTCAACATGAGCAAGAGTTCTAAATAAACCTTTAAGATCTTGACCACCATCTGCTACATATTTAGCAGCATATTGAAGTTCTTCTGGTAAAGCATTAAAAAATTCTTTTGGAGTGTTTGCTCTTATTTTATTTTCTCTTTCTTCAAAATTTGCTTCAAATAGTTCTCTAAAATCTTTTGTAGTATATTCATCTAAAGATTTATCATCATCAAAGGGAACAAGTGATCCTTCTTCAATCATTTTTTGTGCTAACTCAGATAAACCAGACTTATCAATTTTAGGTCTACCTTTATTACCAGCATCTTCTTCTTGTGATATTAAATCATCAAGTTCAGCAAGAGCTTCTTTAACTTCTTCTTTCTGTGCCTCCTCTTGTTTCAAAGAAGGCTTGTCAATGAACGTAGTATCTATTGTTTCCTTAGAAAACATGTTTTTTGGTTTTTCCTCATCTGATGGTAACATTATACTATCTGCACCAGGCATTCCAAAAATCTCATCAATATTTACATCTACTTGTTCTACCGTTGTAGAATCTTTTACCTGATTATTTTCAGGATTTTCTTCTAGTTCTTTCATTTTTGTTGGTTTTGGTTATAATTTAATATACTAAATAAACTTGTAAAATTTATATACTTTGAATTTTTTTTTTGCATTATATAGCTAACTACTATTTTTCTTTTTTAGTTTTTGTATCAAACTTATTTTTATTTTCTCTTGCAATCTGCAATTGATTTTCTGCTATCTCTTTTTGAGCTGCTATTTTTTCTCTTTCAATACTTATTTTTTGGTCTTGTCTTAAATTTTCATTGCTTTGTTTTTCTCTTTGTAAAGAAGTTTGTTCTTGATATTGTTCTGAATTTCTTAATTCTTTCATTGAATCTTGATAATCAGAAATTTGATTTTGGTCAATATCAGCTTGAGCACCATATCCAGCTGCTCTTATTTCAGCAACAAGAACATCTCTTTGTCTATCTTTCTCTTTTTCAGCCATAGTTGAATCAATTTTCATTTTTTCAATATCCTGTTGAGATTTAATTTGTTCTTGTTGCATTTGCTGCTGCTGTTGCATTTCTTGTTCTTTCTGTTCTTTCTGTTTTTGTTCAGATGATTTAAGAACACTGTTAAGCTCAGAAATTGAATCAGATTGTACAATCTTTCCAAGATCATAAATGGATGCTCCAGTAGTATTATTTTGCATAGCCATTTGTTTCAATTGCTCTAGAATAGATCTATGGTTAGCTGTTGTACTACAAAAGATATTAAGATCTCTCATTAATAAATCAGTACCATTAATTTCAAAATTAACTTTTTCATCAGCAGATGTAGTATATGTTAATCTTGCAGATGGTTTAGTAGAATTATAATATTGTGCTAGATCAGTTCTCATTTGATGTACTCTTGGCATTAAGTAATCACAGTGTTGTATAAAGTATATTTCTGTTTGTGCATAAGATGCAGATGCAGCTTGTTCTACACCAGTTGCTGTCATTTGTGATAATTGCTGACCCATTCTTTGTGGATTAAGTCCTATAACTTCAAATGCTTGAGACTTAAAATGATTTGCTAAACTAACTCTTCCCATTAGTCTTTCAGTTTGTGAAAGGTCAAGCTTTTGAAAATGTTGGAAGTTTAATGCATTTTCTGTATTTGTTATAGATGTATCAAGAGGAAGCATTTGAAAATTCTTCATAGCTACATATGCTTTAGCATAATTACCTTTACCCCAATCTTCACCTAATGAATGTCTTGGTAAAGTATTTTGATCAAGCATTATAATAGTTCCTAATTCATCTACTAGTATATCAGCTATCTGGTTATTAACTATATTATATCCAATTTGAAAAGGTTTCATTAAATCAATAAGAGCAGTAGACTTAGTATTTCTATCTGAAAATACAGATCCTTCTACTGGTAGTTTACAGCCATATAAACTTTGATCTCCTTTAAATTGAAACTTTAATTTTCCTACTTTATTTTTTTGAATACCAATATACATTGGAGAGAATCCATCAGGATTATTCATACCCCAAAATGATGGAACATTTGGTCCTATCTTAACTCCACCCCATACTTCATTAATCCAAATCCATTCAATATGTTCACCAAAAACAAGATTCTCTTTTGTTTTGTTTTTAAAAAGCCTAGTATCATAAACAGGTTTATCAGTTATTTCATATTCTTCAGAAATAATTTCATTAACAACACTACCTGTATCTGTTATTTTAGTAAGATGTCCAACCTTTTTTTGTGATTTCCAATATGTTGTTGTTACTCTTAATAAAAATTGATTACCCTCATCTAAATAATCTTCACTTTGTGATAGTATTTGATTTATAACATCACCACCGTTTATACCAGCATTAGCAACTGAAGATGTATATTGTCTCATACCAAGAGATGGCATATTAGTATTCCAGTCATGAGATTTAGTAGCATCATAAAATGAACCATCATTTTGATAACCACCTACATTATAACCAGCTGCTCTTATAGGATATGCTAATTCTAATGACTTTAATTGATCTTCTGTCATTAAGTAACCATACTTGTCTATAACATCTGCTACAGTTAACATATCTATTTTACCAACCCAATTACCTTGAGAAATATATCTAATGTCTGGAGACTTATGATAAAAAGTTACTACAGGATTCCAAAGTTCTACTTCATAATCATCCTCCATCATATGAAAATGCCAAAACTCTCTATCAGTAATTAACATATCTCTAAAAGCCCTTTCTTCTAATTCATCCATTCTAAATCTTTCAACATCTACTTTATGTTGATGTGATGACCATTGCTCAATCATTGATCTATAATCTTTTTTAAAAAATTGTTCAATCTCTGGTAAAGTTTTTAACTTTTCTGGTGCTACTTGTTCTTGAACTTCTGGAGAATTAGGATCTAATCCTTGTTCTAATAATGCTGTCATGATTTGAACTTGAGCATTTGATAAAAGAGTTTCTTCTACCATTTTTCTTTTTTCTTCTAATATTTCATTATATGAATATTCATCAACAGCTCTATATGTAAGTTTAGTGGATCTCTTTGCAAATTCAGCTACTAGAACATTAATAACATTTGGAATAATAGGATAAAACTTTAATTCTAATGCTGATTCATCTTCTTTAGTTAGTAAATCTACAATGTCCTTATATTCATTATTGTCTTCAACTATATAATCAGACCTATCAATTACTCCTTTTGCAAGTTTATAATTCTTCATTAATCTTCTTGCATTTCTTCTTATTTGTTTAAGACCATTCCATTCTAACCAATCTACATTCCAAGAAGCCCATTCTTCTGTTTTTTCAGCTTTTGATAAAAACTGTAAAGGTTGAGTAATAGAACCAATTCTATTTTGTTCTGCTTTAGCTCCTTTTTTTAATTGTAGTGCGTTATATACTTGCATGTCTTTTATTTAAAATTTTTAAATGCTGATCTTTTAATGTATTGACCATTAACTTTATTTGCTTTTCCACCCATATGACGGAAAGGACTGCTATTTAATTTAAACAAATTTTCTGACTTTTGCAAGTTTTTAGCTGCATCATCCATAATAACTCTTTTAGCATATCCTTTATTTGCTTGTTGTATTCTCATAAATGCTACCATTGCAGAAAATGCAACAAGTCTATCCACGTTTAAACCATCTGTATAGGCATGCATTTCTTTAAGTAACATTATATCTGGTATCCTTTCTACACCATATGTAGTTTTTACTATAGTTCCATCTGGTTTAGTTACTGTATCTAATTCTTCTTTACAATATTCTATGACATAACTTAGTAAATGATGTTTAAATAATACTCCTGTATTTCTCCAACCATACTCCTGGAAGACGTTAGCATTTGCACCTAAGTCTTTTAAGAACATAATCTGATTTTTGGGAACTAAATATCTTTGTCTTTTCCTAGATATCATATATAAGATAAATAAAGAAATATTATTCTCAATTACAGTCTGAGCATTATACCACTCTATAATTAGTTCTAATCTTTCATGTGTTTGTTTGATATCATCAAATCTTCCACACCATGCTGCTACTATTTTATCTTGTTCTATATAAGTCTCTGTATCTGTGCCACTTACTTTAGTTACTTCAACTGGAGCTTTCATTACATAGATAGAACACAATGAGTCTGAAGTAGTTGTCTTTCCTTCAGCTACAGGGTCAATAGATGCATAGTACTGACCATACACCGAATCTTTAATGGGTCTTTCCCATACAACTAAACATCCAGTTTTATCCTCAGTTTTTTTACTTATTGGAAATTCAGATATTGGTAACTTATTACTTGTCTTAACTTTTACTTTTCCTGTTTCATCTCTAGATATATCTAGATACTCATAAGCATATTCTTTTTCTTCTATTCTTCTTATTTGAGCAGTTACAAGATGTGATGGAAATTTAGATACTTTTCTATGTTTAAATGCTTCTGCTATATTTCTAGGATGCTGAGATATTTCTAATTGGTAATCTTCAGGGTCCATAGATTTCTTTATCTTTTCAAAATAATCATCTAATGCTTGTAATGCATCTTCTACAAGTGAATTACCATAATCATCTATATAGGGAGGCATTGACCACTGTTCAGGAATAAATAAACCTGACTTACCTAAAGTACCTTGCTCATCTAGTAAGTCTGTATCTACAGAAAATATATCATTTGCTTCTGGATCTAAAATCATTTTTTTTAAAGGTTCACATTGATCTAAATCACCTACTGATCCTGCTGCTATAAATAATCCTGTAGTAATCATACCTGATTTAAGAGCAGGTTTAATATATCCAAATGTTGTATTCATCTTAGGAGCAATACCAGCCTCTTCATGGAAGAAGTATTTAACTGGTCCACCTACTCCATTTGTTGGATCTTTATCAAAAGACATTCCTTGTAGTGTTCCTTTTAATCCTACCTCAGCTTTTCTATCTCCTTTTCTTACCTCAATCTTTTGTTGCCACATCATTACTTTGTCTGGAGACATAGGTCTATACCAAGCAGTATGTTCATTTAAGAATGCAGCATATTCATTTAGAAATTTCCATGTACCTTTCTCGTTAATGTAATCTTTAAGACTGGCTCCCATTTTTAAGGTAACTCCGGCTTCAAACCACAACTGATTAATTAGTTTACCTGCATGAAAATAACTAGATGCAATTTGTCTTTTCTTTAATATAGCAGCATGTAAATAGAATAGTTCTGCAAGTACTTCATATAAGGCCATATGATATTGGGCATCCCTTATTTGAGCAAAGTCAAACTTCTGTTGTTCCTTATCAAAGATAGGTAAGAAGTTTAACCACATATAATAGTCTCTGGTAAGATACCATGTTTTATTATCTGATTTAACTAAGACTCCTAGTCTGCATTTATTTTTCTGATCATCCCAGTAATTAACAAAGTCTCTGGATTTAAATGGTGCAGTACAATATACTTTAGTTTCTCTAAACTTTCTAGACTCAGCAATAAATATTTCATTAGTTATTTCATTGAATTCATATTTTCCAGGTTCTCTAAATATAGAAAATAAAAAGTCTCTCCATTCATCTCTTGATTCAAAAGATGTTGTTGTCCATGTACCATTATCCCATGTAGGAATATCTTTATAAATGTCATCCATAATTAACTGTCATATGCAAGACCTTGACCACCTCTTACTTTACTAGATTGTTCTTCTTGTAAATCTTTATATACTCCTTTAAATGAAGCTCTAATCTGATCAAAGTTTTTAGCTGCAGCAACTATAGAATTTATATTACCATCTCTTCCATCTGTAATAGGGGTATTCTCCATATATCTACCTAATCTATCTAACATAGATGCAATACCTTTATATGCTCTGGATGTTGGTGTCTCATACATTCTCTGGCAAAACTGTAAAGCAGTATGAATATCATCATCTTCTAATGAAAAATCTCCATTTATTTCTTTC